GCGAACCCGCGGCGCCCGAAGGCGGCAGGAACACCGCACTGCCCGCGACACCGACAGGCAAGCTCATGCTGAAGAGCTGCGGCATCACGTCCTGGTTGATGAGCCAGACGGTGGCCGACTGCGAGCCGCCCGAGCCCTGCATGATGTTCGGCCCCTGGCCGCCCGCCCACATGCGGGACCACATCTCGTAGACGTTGCGGTAGAGCACGGTCGCGTTCGCCTGCGCGGGGACGATGGCCTGCAGCACGCGGCAGGGCGCCGCGATGATACCCAGCGGCTGCCCGGCGCCGGTGCCCCGGATAATCGCCTCTTCGATCTTGAAGGCGAACTCCTGCGGCACCACGCGGTTGAGGTACGACTCGTAGGCCGCCGTATCCTCAACCAGTTGGTTGGAGCCGTACACGACGCACTGAAGGTCCTTGAGTTCCAAGGACACCATGCGATAGAGCGGGTGCGAGGCGGTGACGCCGACGCCTTCAGAGGTCCACCACGCGCGCACGCCACCCCAGCGCGAGCCGTCCGCACGGGCCTGCTCGTCAACGGCCGGGATCTTGACGCCGTTATAGCCGGCGCCCACGGTCTGCCGCGCGCAGCGGGAACTAACGGCGCCCGTCTGGTATGCCTTCTCGAAGATTGAGCTGGCAAACTCAGTCTGCACGAGGAAGCCGCCGATACTGCCCATCGACTCCCCGCCGCCCTGCTGCGCCTGGTAGTTGACGGTCGCGAGCCGGTTGTGCTGCTCTTCGGTCGCCTGCCCGAGCGCCGCGGCGCGGATGGCGACCATCTGCGCGGCGAGAGACTTGAACGGCCTTTCCTCGGACGCGCCGGTCACGCTGGTGTTATCCGGCAACACGAGCGGGGTCATGGTGCGTTCGTTCTCGCGGCGCCGCTCTTCGCGCGCGAGGTCTTGGGCGACAACGACCAGCCGCGCGTTGATTGCATCGTCGCGCGTCTTTTCGTCATCGGTCAGGGCGCGCGCGTCCCGATCTGCGGCGGCAAACATAGTACCTTGCTCCGCGATCAGGTCGGCACGCTCCTGAACCAATTTCTTATAGTTGCTCATTGTCTGCTCTCCTTCGTGTTCATTGGTTACTCAGTGCCAGAACACAAACGCCCGGCCGCCTCTCCCCTCACGGGAGTTGGCGCCGGGTGCGATTCGGCTGCTGCGCTCGGTTGTCTACTGCGTGCTACTCGACGGAGTAGCGGCCCGGTTTACCGGGCACCCGGTCTCGACGGAGCCGGGAAGTTCACATCTGTCGCATCCACAAAATGCACATGCAAGTTATGGGTTGTGATTCCGCGCGGGATATAGTCTCCAGGCCGCACAGGTTCAAAACTCTCATGCTCAAATACCAGAAGCACTGAGCCGCGCAACGAATCCTCGATTGCATACAGGAATACCGCATCGGGCGGCACGCCCTCAGTGCAAGTGAGTTCGCCCGTCATCTTATAATCCGTGCGCATCATCGCAATCAGGAGTTCAATCGCAATCTCAAACGCCTTGATTCTGCGCGCAACATCTGTGCTCATAGGTGCCCCGCCATTCTGGCGCGTCTGCGCCGGTAGTCCAGATCCGCGAGCGCCGCCGCTCGCTGGTGTGCGCGTGCCTGTAGCTGTTTCTGCAGGCCCGCGATCACTTCGTCAAGTGTGGCGATACGGTCCGCCATGCCGAGCCGTAGCGCTTCCTTCGCGCCGACGACCCGGCCCTCGCCGAAGCCGCCCAATACGTCCGCCTGCTTTACGCCTCGGTTGCGCGCGACGGCGCGGGTAAAGGCACCATAGTACTCGTTCACCCGATCTTGAATGGCCGCGCGTGCTTCGATACCCAATGGTTCATAGGGCGATGATTCGACCTTGTACTTGCCCGCGCTGATGAGCGTTGTCTTAACACCTTCCATTTCGAGCGCCTTGGATAAGTCCTCATGCGCCGCGAATACGCCGATGCTGCCAACTTCGGCACTGGGCGTGACCACGAACTCATCTGCCGCCGTCGCAATCCAGTAGGCGGCACTGGCCGCAAGGTGGTTCGCAACGCTGACCACGGGCTTGGCGCCGCGTGCCGCATGGATCTGCGCCGATACTTCATCGATGCCCGGCACCGCGCCGCCCGGCGAGTCCACGTCAATGACGATAGCCGACACGCCAGGATCACGCACGAGCGCATCGAACGTAGCGCCGAACTTCTCGGCACTGGTTGCGCCGCTCGTCTCGGTCATCAAGTTGGCCCTGGGGAAGATCGTCCCGAACAGCGGCAGCACGGCAATCGCGCCCGGCTGCACGTCCCGCGCCGGACGCCCGCCCGTGCGCACCTGGACTTCTTCCGCCGTCAGGTGCTCGCCGGCCGCATGGCGCACGGCGATTTCCATGATGGTCGCCAAGGTCACGGGTAGAATGGCCCAGGGCGTCGCGAGAATGGCCCCCAGCAGGCGCGTGCCGCGAATGCGTGTCGCGGGCGCAGATGCACCAGAATCGCCGCGCCATTGGCGCTCACAGATGGCATAGCGCTGCTCTTCGTCGTATTCTTGCATCACGTCATCCGACATACAGCGCTTGATATAGGTATCATGGTCCTCAGACGGACCCGGCTCAGGAATTGGCATGTTGCGCCTCCAAGACTAATGCGGCGAGATCGTATTCCCCGCCATCTTCCCATTCATCAAGTACACCCGGCCCGGCGTGCGCCTGTAATACACGCAATCCCACGTAAGCCTGCGCCTTTTCGTCTGGGATACGCATAGTCTGCGCCACAAATCGCGCATGATCCCCGAAGAACTCAATAACCGCGTGTGTCCATTGGCTTGCATCCGGTGAGCGCGATGCAACCCGCCGTAGCGCCGCAATCTCTTTGCGCACGACTCTGCCCGCCGCCTCATGCACCAGCGCCAGATAGTGTGCGCGGGCGCCTTCGTCCTCGGCGGGTTCGCCGGGTTCGGGCGCCGGTGGGGTGGGGGGCTCGGCGGGCGGAGGACCGAACGGGCGCAACTGCGCTGGCGCCTCTTGCGCACCTTCATACTTGTCGCCGCCGTCAATTGGGTTCATGTTCTCGCGCGCCCGTACTTCGTTGACACTGAGCCAGCCGTTGGTGCGCCCGATGGCATAGGCGTTGTAGCGTGTCGCAATGTCGCCGCGCAAGAGGCCATCAACCAGGAACTCGACAAAGTATTTCTGCGGCGCGAGAATGAGGTCGCGCGAGATCGCCTGCTGCCAGCGCACGAGCCACGGCAACAGCGTGTAGGTCACAAAGCCAATCGACAGTTGCTCGATGCCCGAGCCCCAACTGGTAACTTTCGAAGTCAAACCAATCATGTGCGGCGGCACCCTAAACCACCGACAGGCGTCCTCTGCGTTGTAGGTGCGCGTCTGTAAGAATTGGCTATCTTCGTTCGACATGCCCACGTCGTGCCACTTCAGGCCTTGCTCGAGAATGGCGACCCGGTGCTGATTCTCGCCTGAGTGCGCCGCCGTCCATGAGTCGCCGACGCGCTCGTAGCCGCCGTCGTCTAGCTTCGCGTCCGTCTCCAGCACGCCGCCAGGGCGCGCGCCGTTGCGCCAGAACCGCGCCCCGTAGCGGTCAGCTGACAGCGCGCCGCCCAAGGACTCCCGCGCATAGGTGAGCACGCTCACTGTCTTGATGCCATCCGCGCTCATGCCCCTGAGATGTAGCATGTCCTCATCATTTAGCGTCTCATAGCTGCCGTCGTCCTTGCGCACCTGGTAGCGCAGCTTCCCGCCGGGTAGTGGGATCTCGCGCACCCGGTCAGGGTGGATTGGCAACAGCTGATCCACGAAGCCGCGCCGCCCTGGGATAATCTTGGCGTACCCCGACCCGCGCATTTGGGCACAGTGCTGCATGAAATCGAAAAACTCAAAGGGCGTCATGTACTCGTTGGGTGCCGTGTGCAGCACATCGTATAGTGGGTGGTTCGTCGCGCGCTTGCGCCCGCCGTCCGCGAGCCGCTCATACACCAGCGCGGGCAGGCTCGCAATCGTCTCGGCCAGCAGCCGGTCGCACGCATAGACCACGGATAGCTTTAGCGCCGTCTCCGAATCAACATAGACGCCCGAGATCGTCGTGCCGCCGTCCGCCGTGAGTGCATACCAGCGGTCGTCTGTCGGGTCATTCGCCGGCGTCGTCATGCCAAGCAGCCGCTGCAAGAATGTCATCCTTTGCGCTCCTTGGTGCCGCCCGCCGCACGTTCACCCGCCACGCTGATGTACATGAGCACGACGCCCGGCCCTACGAGGCCCAGTGGCAGCCACGCGAGGCCGAGCCCTACGCCGAACAGCACGAGGCCGAGCGCAAACACCACGAGGCTGATCCACGGCGCTAGGCGTTTCATCCGATGACTCGCAATCCGCGCTCGGCATAGACGCTATCTTCATCGGGGCGCATGGCCCTGTCGAGCGCCATGATGCTCGCGACAACTCCGTCTATCTTGCCTTGGCTGTTCGCCTTATCCGGCTTCAGGTTGCCCGCGGCGTCCTGCATGACGGCCACGTTATCAGCCATCCAGGTCAGCACGGGGTTGTTGCCATGGTGGAACTTGTGCCCCAATAGCCGCCGCTGAAACTCCTTGACGGGCCCAGCCATCGAGATGAATCCCTGGCCCATGCCGAAGATACTCAGGCCCTCCGCGGCCAGTTCCATGCTGAGCTGGTAGCCCTGAAACAGCCGGTCGACGTTCACGCTATCGATGTGATAGGCGGCAGCGTCCGCCAGAATCTGCTCACGCACGAAGCCGTAGTCAATCGCATTCCCCGGCGTCACGGTCAGCCACCCATCCCGCGCCCACGCCTGGTACTGAGCCATGTAGCGGTTCGAGGTGTCGGTCAGCCGCGCCTCGGGGCACCAGCAGCGCATGATGACCTCTACCTCTTCCGGGTCGTCATCACAGGGGAACAGCATCACCCAGGGCGTGAGGTCAGACACCGATGACAAGTCGAGCGCCCCGTACCCGTGCCGCCCCAAGCAGCGCGCGGGCAAGTCCGCCGCTGGCACGTCGCCCGCGTTCGCCAGCCACAGGATCATGTCGATCCAGCGGTTGGATTGTTGTGTCCATTGGTTAAGGTGCAAGCGCCTAAATGTGTTCTGGTACGCCGGCATCTGCGCCGCCGCTTGCGCTTCGCCCTGCAGGTAATCAAGCTTGACTGTTACCCCGAGGCCCGGATTCGCCTTTGCCCACACGACCGGATCTTGCCAATCGTCTGTCTCGTCCGCCGCTGCGATGTAGGCGAAATACGACAAGTCCTCAATCGCCCCGCTGAGTACCTTGGTTGCGTAGTCGTGTTGTTCCCAACAAATCGACTGCCGGTCATAGCCCGCCGTGGTAATCGCAATCATCAGCGGCTGCCGGCGGGCGCCCGTGGAAGTTTTGAGCACGTCCCATAGGTCGCGTGTCGGCTGCGCGTGCAATTCGTCAAACACAATCCCATGCGCATTGAGGCCGTGCTTGGTGAACGCATCCGCACTCAGCACGCGGTACACCGAGCGCGACTGCTGCATGATAATCGAGCGCTTGAACACCTCGCAGCGCTTGGCGAGCTGGGGACTGGCGTCAATCATGGCCTTCGCCTCGTCAAAGACAATCGCCGCCTGGTCCCGGTCAGCCGCGGCTGAGTACACTTCGGCGCCCGCTTCGCCGTCAACGAACAGCAGGCACAGCGCAATCCCGGCCCCGAGCGTTGACTTCCCATTCTTGCGCGGGATCTCAATGTATGCCGTGCGGTATTTGCGCGTGCCGTCTGCCCGTTTCCACCCGAACAGCGGCCGGATGATGTCATTTCGCTGCCAGTCCTGCAGCACGAATGGCTGCCCGGCCCATTCGCCCTTTGAATGGCGGAGCAGTTTCTCAAAAAAGTTCACGGCGACGCGCGCCGTGCGCTCATCAAAGTAGAAATCAGCCATCCGGGGCGTCCTCTACGCCATCTTCTACCCCGTCAAACAGCAGTTCGGCCAATGTTTTCTCACGTTGCACCGGCTCAACCTTGATACGCACCCGTGACGACGGCGTAAGCCCAAAGTCCGTCGCGTAAGAGTGAAACGCAGCTGAGTTCTCGCGGAAAATTGCCACGACGGGGTTGCGCTTGACGCTACCCTGGCCCGTGGGCGATGTCAAATCCCCTTTGTCGAGTTCGTCCCACGCCCTACGCACTACCGCATAGTGCAGGCACATCATTTCGAGCGCCGGCAGGTCCGTGGCCTTCAGCACGCCCGTTTCCGCGAGCTGCGGAGCGAGCACGCGCCACAATTTCTGCCCATCCTCCGGCAGTCGGCCATATGGAACGCGCAAATCCGCCTCTCCGGGCTGCGGTTCTGCCCCGTTGAGAGGTCGCTTGCCGGGGTTGCCGGCGAGTTTCTTGATTGCGGTCGGTTTCGGTTTCCTGCCTGCTGTGCCCATTACGTCACCCTAGTTTTCATCCTGAATCGCGCAAGCGTGCGCGAGGC